TCCTCGTTCACAATAGAGAATCTGCGGGAAGTAGATACTACCTCAAGTGCCTCTATTACCTGCGCAGGCAGGATTTCACGGGCGCGTTTGGTGTCAAAGCGCTTGGACTCAACAAATGAATAACGAACAACAGGGCGGTTCAAGAACATCCCAGTTTCGTTATCGCCTAATGCTCGTTCAATGTGTGCGCGAGCAACATCTGCAACTTCTTGCAGTTCTTTGATCTTGGCAATGGCAGATTTATACTGCTCAAGCCAAGCGGCAGTGTTGGCATCAAAATCCACCACGCCTGTTTCTATTTCTACACTCATACTAACCCCCATTAGTAATAGTTCTTTTGTTTGAAATGTTCCCACGCCCCACAAGGACCGCTAGAACCATACTTTCTGCCTATGTAGGCAAGTGCTGCAATCGTTTGAGCAACAGTTGATTTACTGCGCTTCATTCCAAGATTGCGATAAGTACCATCCAATAGTTGACCAACACCGCTGGCCGAACTGGTCGGATTATCCTTATCTTGCCAAGCGCTTTCTTTACTCATTAGAGCATTGAAACACTTGAACTGGCGTGCAGTCAGTAGCTCACGAGCCACTTCCTTTGGATTCACCTGCATTAAATGCGGGCGATCTTTGTAGATCACCAGTTGCGGTACTGCAGGTTGAGCCGTTATTGCTTGAACTGCTAGTGAAGTTCCCACGCTAACCACAACGATTAGTGCAAGCCTTCGGATGAGTCTTTTATCTGTTGGTGTAATGGTGCTGCTCCTTGTTCAGTTGCAGCCAACTTTTGCAATACACGCCTTACATAACCAGGCGAAGTATTAAGTTGAACCGCAATTTCGTTGGCAGAAACCCCTTTTTTATGCAATTTGGTAATCGTTAATGCAATTCCTTTGAACGCATAACTCTTACCTTTAGCAATTGCAACGGTATCTCTATCGGCTGGCGTTGAGCCACCCCAAATACCGTAGGGAATCTGTTTTTCTAGTGCGTACTCCAAACACTCCTTTTCGTGAATACAACTTGAGCAAATAGCTTTAAGTTGGTGCAGTCTTTCTGCCTCTTGTGTGCGGTTATCGGGGAAGAACAAATCTTTGTCCTCAATATCTGCACACTGAGCGTTATCAAATCGGGGAAGATCAACAAAGAACTCAAATTGGTTCAATGTTTGTCTCCATAACCCGCTTCGCGCAAAAGATTTGTCATATCTTCAACGCTCATAATTGCCCACCATTTGCCAGCATCTAAGCCAACACCGTTGGGTTTTACTACTAAAATGCCAAAGTCGGCTTCGGCATTATCCTGCTCAACTTTAGTTTCCTTCAGCCAAGCGGGAATGTGATAGGTCTTGTGATTTTTAACTTCCCACGCCAAACAAGGTGTGCCTGTAATGTCACCGAGATCGTTGACACCAGCCAACGCCCGTCTTTCTGCCCCTGGAAATCCTGCAGTTTGCAAGAACTTCACCAGCGCAGTTTCAGCAAGCGTGCCTTTTTGTTTGGCTTTAGACATTTGGTTATTCAACCGCCTTGAGTTGTGGGTAGTGGTTTTGAGCCTCGCGCCCAATGCGTGCAAACTTAACTGCTCGAATCAAATCTTCAGCCAAAATCAACGCTTCTTGCTCACTCATATTGCAAAGCAATGGCGCGTTTTCGCCAAGATTATCGCGGGCATTATCTAAGTGTTCAAAGTAGCCATCGGCTTTAACTGAGCGATCTGCCGAATGGCGTAACAAATCCAAATCATCTAACTCGTATGCCCCAACAACATCCTGAACCAAATCCTTTACGGCATCTTGTTCCTCTAAGTAGAGTGCAATGCGCCCGTCAGAATGTGTGTGAACTGAAAATAATGGGTCGCGATTCATTGACCTTCACCAATTTCAAAAGCTGAAATAATGATTGCGTACAAAACAATAATGCCAATGAAGCCGCAAACTAAGCCTAACCAAAACATTGTGTTTTCCTTTCCGTTCAAAGTAGGTGCGCACATACTACACACATCTGAACAGGGCAACCCGCTAGACTCGCTGAACCTCGATCTGAAAAGGTTGGCTTGTGTTGATGTCATATTGGGCGGCAATGGTCAAAGCACACTCAATGGCATCTATAACGCTTTTGGGGGTGGCACCAGCAATGCCTTTTTCAAATGCTAGGGCATATTGCATAACCCCTAGCGCGTAGGCTGAGCCTGAGCCGATTCCATACAGGCCATCGCTACTTTGGCTCATACTCAGATCATCGCCAATTTCAAAGACATTGCCAGCGAAAACAATCAGGAATGAGTAACTGGCACCTTCTTTGGTGTGGTCATAGCCATTAGCTTTGAAGGTGGTGATGATGCTGGGGATAACTTTCTTGCCCATAAATTTAACTGGGTCGGTGCCATCGTATAGGGGCGGTTTCCAGTTAAAGGCCAACAGATCACCAGGGCGGGCATCGCCTGCAACTCCAAGCAAGTATTTGCCCAGTTTTACAATCTTTGGAATGGACGGGGAAAGGATGCGCTTATCACCGTCAGTAATCTGACTGTCTGCCCCTAGAATGGCAAAATCAGGCCCCTGGAAGGCGATTAGCGTGGTCATTGGTCAATTGTAGGGGTAAAGGGTGAAAAGGCGCGGAAACCCAAGCAATTCCCCAATTTTTCAGGTTTCCACGCCCAAATTGAGCCTAACACGCCTGAATACTGTTATCAAATCGTTACCAAAATATGCCCCTTTGGGCTTGCGCCTGTATATACAGAGGCAGTATCTTTTACTTATTGGGGAACGGCCCCTAAAGAACGGATAACAAAATGACAACACAAAAGTTAGTAGCAAATATGATTGACAAGTATGTTGAAGTTTATGCTCGCGCAATTGCTGCAGGTTATAACGATCAAGATGCACACAAAGTAACTGCAGAATTCTTTGCAACAGGATTTAAGGCGGTGGCATAATGCAACTGTTCCAAATCAATCGCGGCGAGTGGATTAGCGTAAATCAGGAATACCGCCTTCAATACTTCATCTACCGTGGCGGTTTGTCAGAGTGGGTTATTTCTCGCAAGAATTCAACAGACAAGTATTTTTCAGCAGTTGCAGCAGCTCCAACACTTGCTGATGCAAAAGCAAAGTATTTTAAGATTGTAAAGGCGGTTGCATAATGTTTAGCACTAATTACAGATGTGTATGTGTCGGTTGCAAAGTTCAGTTTGAATCAGTTGAAAAGGTAAGTATGTGCTTGCCTTGTTTTGATGCCTACTTAGCGAATTTGGAGAATAACTAAAATGGGTGCAATGAAAAACTTGGTCATTGATGCTGGTGATACTTTGTATCAAATTAGCCGTGACTTAAACAATGCAAGCGAGTGTGGCGATCTTGATGAGATGAAGCAAGCATTGCGCAGGGCAATTGTGAACTCTGCACTTGGCATTGCCTTTATTGACGAATTGGAGAACAAATAATGATTACAAAGCGTGGCAAGCGTGTACGAGCAATTGCAATCTTGATTGGCTTAATCCTTGTGTGGCAAGTTGCCAGCAACCTTTGGTGGGTTGGCATTGATGCACCAACGGCAGAGTTTTTTGGCTGGTGTTGGGGTTCAATGAGTGAGTGCGTGGTGTTGTGAGCAAATGCAGGCATATTTACGAACACATTGGGTTGGAAACCTGCCCTGATTGTGGCAAGCCAACACACGACATTGATAACGCACTTGTAGCTCAAACTCATAAAAAATGGGTTCAAGAAAACCCTGATTACATACCAAGCGGATGGACTTCAATATGACACCACTTCGATCAATTCGCATCGCCACCGACTTATGGCAACAGGCACAAGCGAAGGCAAAAGAGCAAGGCACCACCGTTAGCGCAGTTGTTAATAACGCGTTGCGTTACTATATCAACAATTAAATAAGCAAGAAGCCCCGCACACTTAGGAACGGCTAAGTGGCGGGGCTTCTTTATGGGGGCGTATTTAGCGCCTAAAAGTCAATCTACATAAGATGCTAGTTCAGCACAAATCGCAGCGTAGGCCGCCAAATCAATTGCAGAATCTAAATGTGTTGGCATTGCAGATAACCTGGCAAGTTTCATTGCTGCCATACATAAAGCTGCAACTTCGGGTGGAACTGCATCCCCTGGTTGTGCCGTTTCAACATATCGTTCTAAAACAATTCCTAATAAAATGCCAATGCGCTTGTGGTTAATGCGTGGTTCATCGTATGAAACATTGCGATCACCATAGGTAAGGCGCTTGGCCTCATCTAATACTTCGCCACGATTCATTTCTTGTGCGCCCCGTGGTTAAAAGCTAAAACAACAAAAGCGCAAACTGCCCAAATAGCAATCCATTCCATCATTTCCCCCTTATAGTAAATAAACTATATTACAGTTCTATATTCAATTGCGTATAGATGTGCCAAAACCTTACACTCAAGTGAGGTTCAAACTCAAATAAGTGTAAGGTTTTGAGTGTCTAAATGTAAGATTTATTCGGCTGCAGCAACCGCCGCTGGCGCTAGCTTTGCCAACTCATCTTGGTGAACCTTGATTGCATTATCAAGGATGCGTAGGGCTTCATCGGCAGCGGCAACCGCCTCGGCGTTATCCTTTGCAACTTCCATATTCAAAGTGTGCTGATATGCCTCTGATGCGAACTGAGCAATACGCTGCTCCAAGATTGAACGCTTTTGATCATCTGTAAGTAGTGCTGAGTAGTCCATTTATTGCCCCTTAGTTGTTGTAGTACGGTACTTTGACGGTTGTGCCTGCAATTTGCATTGTGATATAGCCTGACACCATTACAGGCGGTGTGACCGCGCCGATTGTTGCTGTTGCTGATGTGTTGCCTGATGCAAAGTTAATAGTTCCAGCAGATGTGATTGCAGTTAATTTAGTTCCAGCACTGTTCTGCCACTGGGTCAGATCACCAGTCTGAGATGCAGCACCTCTGATAACCTCAGCGATATTAATAGCAGCAGTTGATACCACACCGAACTGCTGAGCAACTGAACCTGAGCCAAGTGTGAGTGAGGTTGAACCTACTGTTGTTTGACCAGCAAAGTAGTTGGCGGCGGTGCCTGTTGCGTAGAAGTTCCAGTTACCAGCAACAGATGCAACTGCTCCAAAAAAACCATAGTTATTTGTGGCACCAGTTAAAGCACCAACCCTGAAAGCAACCTGTTCGGTAAGTGTTGAACCAGCGCCAATTGTTGCAGTGCCTGCGTCAAAATGACGAAGCGTTGCAGCAGTGTATGTTGCAGCTTCAGTTATTGGCGTTGAATAGAAATTTCGCATAACTGTTGTTGCAGTTGCAGGAAATACAACACTTGATTGCAAACCAAAACTTGAAGCACTTGATGAACCAATTGTGCCAGCAATTAAAAGTTTAATATAAGAAGCATTTGCAGAACCAAGTCCAACAGTTCCATCAGCACCAATAGTCATTCTAGTAGTTAATGCTGTTTGGAAAGCCAAAGCCGCGGCATCTTGTGTACTAATTGTAAATGCACCAGTACCGCGAGAAACCAATTGACTGCCAGTATTAGCACCTGAATTGCGTATAATACGCAAACCGTAATCTGTATATGTGGTATCGCCAACTAAATCAATATAAGCATTACCATCTGCACTGCGCCCATCACCTAATTGAAGCACCGCACTAGAAGAACCTATATTTTGTCCAACTCCTAAACCACCTGTTGTTGTAACAGTTCCACTTGATGCTATTTGTAAAGCAACTGTAGAATTAACGGCAAATCCTAAACTATTTGTTGCTGGCAAATACATACCGTTGGCAGGTGCGGTTGAGCCTGTGACAATTACATTTGGTGTTGTAAGCGTGCCAGTAAAGGTTGGTGATGCAATTGGCGCATAAGTGCTAGATGCGGTTGCGCTCTTTAAGTATCCCTGGCCTACAACATAGGCAGTAGTTGCAATTTGAGTTGTGTTTGTGTCAACTGCAGCCGTTGTGGATGTTGGCACACCAGTTAATGCAGGTGATGCCAGCGGTGCCTTTGAAGCCAAATCTGTTGTCAGGTTTGTGATCTGAGACTGAGCAAGTGTTACTGGGTCGCTGCCTGCAGATGCGTGTGTTGCTGCGTGAGTCTTGGCAGCGTACAAATCAGAAAGTGTAACCGCGCCAACTCGACCATCAACGGATGTAACCGCATCAGGTGGTGTCAGTAGCTCTTGCCAGTTGGCAAGTGTTGAGGCAGGTGTTGCGGTCAAGATAAAAGACTTGTTCAAATCGGTGCGAATGGCAACATCGCCTGTTTCGGCAGTGAGCGCAAGCATCGCAGCCTGAGAGTTAACAACGAAAGTGTTTGTGATGGCAAGTGCTGGCAGTTGGTTTGTTGGAACCAAGCCTGAAGCATCAAGGGTTGCCACGCCGTTTGCCGCTGCCTTTTGCGTTGCAGGTATTGCGGCGTTGGCGGTGGCGTTGGCGGTGCTGGCTAGATCATAGGCTGCCTTTACCGCAGTTGGTGTTGCTGCCAATACTGATGATGTGGTTGAGGTTGAATCTGAAAGTTGAACAACGCCACTTGCAGATGTGCTGGCAGAGTTGGCTGCAATTGTACGGGTGCCTGCATTGTAGGTAACTGGCGCAGTTGCGCTGATTGCCTGATTCTTCCAAAGAGTTGTGGCTGAATCATAAACAAGGAAATTGCCGTTGGCTGCAGATGTGATTTGAACATTGTGCAGTTCTTCCAACTCAAAGCCGTTTTGCACATTGAGATAAATCTGACCGTTGCCATTGTTGGCACGAATAACCCAACCGAGTGCAACTAGGTTTGCAGGTGCAACAGGCTTGGTGCTTGTAAATGTGCCTGCAGTTGCACCAAGATAAACAGGTGCGCCTTCGGTGTATGAACCAAGTGCAAGTTTGCCGATAATTCCGCGAGTGACAACAAAGCCAATTGCACCTGCTGCAATAGATTCTGCAACAATTCCAAGTGTCTTAGATGATGTTACTTCGCTGGTGTTGCTTGCACGCTTTACTGATGGGCGATCTCCGCTTGCACCAAATACATACACAACTTCGCCTACGGCAAGGGTTGTGGCTTCGGCGTTTGTCACATAGGAAACTAGGTTCTCACCCAAAGCTACGGAAACATTGCCACCTGCAAGGCCAAGATTGACGGTGCCACCGCCATCCCAATACAACTTGCCTGGGGCAGATGTTGGGGTGAGTGTGGTGTCAATTGTTACTGCGCCTGCTACAAACTCTTTGTTTGCATCGCGCTGAACAACATAGTTGGCAGTGTTGGCAGATGATGAGTTGATGCCGATAATGGCAGCAGTTTCGGTGCCTGCGTTGGTGATAGGTGCAACAACAGATGCAATACCGCCAGGGGTACCTTGTGGCCCTTGTGGACCAGTGGCACCTTGTGGGCCTTGCAGGTTGCTGATAATTACTTCAGATGTGCTTGTAATTTCTGTAATTACATCGGTGGTGCTTGAGGATACATAGATGATTGAAGCCATTTAGCGTGTCACCTCTGCAGAAATAGTAAGTTGACCTTGAACTAAGCGTGTTACAACTCCCCCGCCTGATTGTAGTTCTAAATCATAAACATATTCGCCCATTGGTAGCAGGGCAGTTTGGGTTGCGGTGCGATCAAGGCTGATGGTGCCAGCGGCACCGCCGAGAGTAATCCCATTGCCTGATGTGAGCGACAAAATGGTTTCAGTATCTTCAACATCAACGCGAGCCTGCAGGCGTGCAGTGTAACCAGTAAGGTTGACTGCAACATTGTTAATTTCCCAAGTCATCAAGAGGTTAAAAGTTGCCCCTTGTTCAATCGTAAAATCTAGTGCGCCTGCTGCCATTTGTTTGCTCCAAAACTAAAAGGGTGGATTACTTTGAGCCTCTGCCAAATTCTGTTGCTGATGAATCTAACCACTTGAGGATTGGACCAGCAGCACCCGCTAGGGCAGCCATTCCAAGAGTCTTTAGATCAGTCTCGCCTGCAAGATATAGGGCAATTGCTGCCGCTGCTGCTGCGCGAAACCAAGAAAGTGTAATTTGCTTGAATTGTTCCATTTGATTGCTCCCTTATTTCTTGCCGTGGACTTTGCAACAAGTGCAAACTTCGGCTTTGTATGCTTTTTTAGCAGGAATCGGTACGATTTTAGCACCGATTTGTGTAATTATTTTGGGCTGATTAAGCCACCAAAACCAGGGTGAAGTATCTTTTGCCATATCTTCCTTGATGGAAATGTGAAGGTGCTTATTGTGCTGATTGCTACCAGTGTATTTGCGGTTGCCTTCTTTGGCTTTTGCCTTTGACCAAATTTTGCCGTTGAAAATCAAGTAATCAACGCGTGCATCTTCTTTTAGCTTTTCAAAGATTTCAGCGCAATCAATGCCGCCTTTAGGGTCGTGGGTTAAGTCCACGGCTAGGCCAGTATTGTGATCTGACTTTGGATTTTGCATTTGATGGGCTGCAGATGGCAGTAAACCATCAGATGCCTTCTTGCGCAACGGCTTCAGGGCGGTGGCTTGGCGTAGCACTGCCGCTGCCGCTGGTGTTGCTTTCTTTGCTAACTTCACTTTGACTTCACTAACTCTAGGACTAACTCCATTTGTGCTTCAAGGCGGTTGATTGAATCGCGCATTGAACTGCCACCATTGGGCTTGAGTTCAGCCAAGTAGTGCTTTACAAGCCATCGAACCGAACCTGCAAATGCAGATACGATTGCGATAATTGAAACAATAAGGCCTGCCCAGTTTGCTGGTGTCATTTGCGCGGTTCTCCCGTTATGAGTTAGTGGTCAATTGTGCTTTTAGAACTGCGTTTTCCTGGGCGAGTACGCCAATAGTTTCCCGCATATTCTTTAAGACTTCTTGAATATCTACTTCTTTTTCCATTATGCCCCCTTGAGTTGATCTATTTCAGCTTTAAGTTCTTTGATTGCAAGCGTTAAAAATACTGTAAGGCGATCATATGAAAGTGAGAATGGTTCGCCTAGTGGGTCAAGAACAACTGCCTTTTCAAGTCCACCGCCCAAATCATAAATATCTTCAGCAAGGAAACCATATTGGGTTTCGTTAGGCTCGCCTTCAAATATAAAATCTTCGCTTGTTTTGTAGGTGATTGGCTTCATTGCCATTACCTTATCAAGCCAACCAGGTGTATTGATATAAACAATATCTTGCTTGAAGCGTTCAGATGATGTGGTGTAAGCAATACGAGAACCTGTAGTTACAACAACCATTGTGCTACCTGAACCTGTTGCAATTCCAGTGTAGTTTGTTTGATTGTTAAGGTTAATGCTATTTCCTGAAGCATTAAGTTGGATTCCTGTGCTTGTGCTGATTCCAATTCCTATTGTTGAATTTGCAAACATTGAAACATTGCTTGAGCCAACATACATTTGTGGAAATGTGCCACCTGAGCCATCGGCCGTAGCTCCGTAGTGCATAAGCACACCATTGCTAGAAAGAGGCACAATATGGCCAACATTGCTGCCACCATTTTTGAAAGTTAATGAGTTTGATGAACCAATAAGACTTACAGAATTTGAACCTGAACTTGTAGTGATGGTTCCACCAACAATAATGCCACTGCCAACACCGACAAGGCCAGTTGAGTTAATTGAAAAACCATTGCTTACAGTGCCAAAGTAACCTGCAGTTGCATTGATCGTGCCTGTAATTGTGGCACCTGTTGCAGTCAATAAACCGCTTGCATCAATGATGGCGTTACCAGCAATGTTGAGCGTTCCACCTGTAATGGTCGAACCAGTAACTGAGCCTGAAAATACTGCTGCACCTGTTGAGGCGCTGATTGAGAAAGTAGCGGTGCCACCTGAGTTGTACCCAGCAAGGCCAAGTGAGTTAAGAACAACACGCGCACCGCTAGATGAAGATGAACCTGAATAAACTGTGATGCCGTTGGCTGCAATTGCAGTCATTTGATTGCTTGCATTAACAATTGTGCTTGCGCTTGGTTGCAAGGAACCTATTGCCGCAGTATATGCAGTTGCTGCATTGGCAAGGGCAGTGTTTGCAGTTGATTGAGCTGCACCCGCAGTAGCAGCAGCAGATGCAGCTTGAGCAGCAGCAGCAGCAACGGCAGCATCAGTTGCTGCTAATTGCTCGGTTGTTGCAGGTAAAACTGGCACAACATTGGTAACTGTAAAATCTGCAGTAAGTGAAACTGTGATAGGGGTGTTGGTGATTTGTGGACACAATGGCATCTGTTACCCCCTAGATTGTAATTGAGTATGGGTTGATGGCTGAAGTTGTGTAAGACACAAGCCAATTGTTTTGGGTAATGGTGTGTGCCATTCCTTCAACTACAAGGTTCCACTGAATAGTGCGGCCATCATAGGTTGTGCGCAAAACGCTTACCTGATCGGCCAATTCTGTTGCTAAAAAGTCAGGATAAAGCAACCCATAAGTGCCAACCGCCAAAGCATTAAAATCAATGCGCTCAACATAAGTATCAGGTGTTGCATTTTTGCGTGACTCATACAAAGCTAAATTCTGAGCATTTGAATCAGTTGCAACAGGTGCATCAATAACAGTTTTAGCAATTCCATAAGCGCTAACACTTGGGTTATACCGTGATGTGTATTGCTTAGTTGTATTTGTGCGACTCACAACTGCCTGATTTACTACATAGTAAGTACCAGGATTTGTATAAAGTTGACTATAAGGCACTGTGTTAGTTGCCTGATTGTCGGTAAAAAGCAACTGAGTTGGGCGGCTAAACTTATCGGCTAATGGCACAAGGGTTGCAACACCTGAGCGTGAGATATAAAAACGGCCAGCAATGGCATCAACTGCCTGGTAGATCAGCGCCATACAAGAGCGATGTTGAACTGTTGCCAACATTCCAACTGTTCCAGTAAGGCTGGTTGAACCTTT